AGCTCCTACTTGTGATAAGAAACCTGAAATAGTTCTCGGTCCGAAAACTTCAGCTTCTTTTTCCATAAGATCTGGTAAATATTGTTGAGCCCAACCCATGTCTGTGTTGAAATCTAAGTAGTTTGTTACTAGTGTTTGCTGCTGTGGAGCAGGTACACTATTTAACAAAGGACCATTTGTAATTGCCATAATTGTAAATTTTTAATTATTTTTTAAATTTGTTGTTTTTAATCTTAAACTTAAAATCAGGTTCATTATTATTTAAAGCCCTAACCTTTAATCCACTAGTGTTTACGTTCTCACTATAAGCTTGCCTAGGATCCATATTTACATTTTTAGATTTAGCGATACTTTCTTTTAAAGCATCTGCCTTACCTTGTTCGTAAAAGTGATTGGCAACTTGATCTGGGTTCATCGCAGTAAAAAGTCCCTTGTGATAACCCGCGGCGTCGTCCATCGTATTTTCTTTAGTCAAAAACTTTTTGATAAAGTTGTTGATGTCGCTTTGAGTTTCTTTAACCTTAGCGCTATCCTTTACATTAAACCTAAACTTTTTCTCTCCAATATTATATTCAAAACCTTTGAATTTATCATTGAAAAGATTGTTAGTTTTATTCGTAAAAACATCTTGCTGTTGGCTGTAGATTTCACGGTTTTTCTCTGATTCCTCGTTATGTGTATTGAAGTATTCAATCGCTTCTTGTTGCTCTTTTGTGAGCTTCCCTCCACTTTTGATATCTTCATAGTATTTGGATTTTACACTTTCCAAGTGTAGCTTTGCTTGAGCAACTTGCTCCTTCATAGCTAATTTTTTTCTTTTTATCTCTCTATCTTCATCAACCTCTTCGTCGTAAGAGAAAGTGTCTTCCATAACAAATTCAATTTCCTCTTGTGATAAATGTGGTTTAGTAGATTTATAATATTCTGTTAATAAAGTATGATTGTCTAGTTCTGAAAAATCTTGGTTAAGAGTAACGTAGTCAGTTAAATCACCGCCAGTTTCTTCCATAAAAAACATTAACTTTTGAATGTCTTCTGGTAACGCTTGGCCAGTTTGTTCTGATTGCGCTATAGCTTGTTCTACCACTTCAGTTACTTCTTCTACTTCTTCTTCTTGAACTTCATTTGTGATCTCTTCAACAACCGGTGTTTCTGTAGTTTCTTCCACTGGCGTCTCAATAATCTCTTCAACAATCTCTTCAACAACCGCTGTTGGTTCTTCTGTTTTCTCAACAGATTCTTCAACTTTAGTTTCTTCAACTGGTTTACTTAAGTCAACTTTTGTAATAGTTTCCTTACTTAAATCCTCTGGTTGCTTCTTCATCCTTGCTTTAACCTTTGTAACGTTCCCTTTTGTTTCGTTACCATCTGGTTGTTTTTCTTTGTTAGCTTTCGCTTTTACTTTGATTTTACCAGTCTCGCCGTCAGCGATTGGCTCTTCTTTTTTTGCCATAATATAATATAATAATAGTTAATAAATTTATCTAGGACCAAAGTTCGACATATCAATACCTCCTAATACATCATTACCTGAAGATTCAAAATTCTTAGGTCCTGTACTTCCTTTTCTTTGTTCAATCATTTCTGATTGTTGTGTTGCTTGAATCTTTGTTCTATTGTCCTTACGATCTTCTTTTTCTTTTTCGCCTTGAGATCTTTGATTACTTTCAGCTCCCTTAAGCTGCATGTTGTATTGGAACTCCTGTTCCATCAACTGTCTTTTTATTTGAGCTTCTTGGTTTAACTTTTCTAGTTCAAACCTAGATTTTGCTTCTTCTATAGATATAGCTGTTTGGGCTACTTGTTGTTGTTTTTGCATTTCAAGTTCAGCAGAAGCTTGTTGCTGCTGTATGTTTGCCTGAGACTGAGCTTGCATGTTTTCTTGTTGCATTTTCTGATCTCTAGCCATTTTTTTCTTTCTTCTTATCTTTAACAGTTGGTTGGCTAGTTTAATATTTTTAATTTCTCTAAGATCTATAGCATCCTCTAACTCTATGTTTTGTTGGCCTAACGCTACTTGAATATTGTTCTCTAGCATTGCTCTCTCCTCTTCATCTGGAGTTAGTTCTATAAATATTCCAAAATCATATAAATGTAAATCCGCCATCTCAGTTAAAGTCGCCACATTGTGAGCTCCTATAGCCTGAACAAAAGCGTCTTTTGTTGGGGAGTACTCTATAATATCAGATATTCTAAGTGATAAACACTCTGCTACCTCACCTGTTAAAAACAATCCACCTTGCAATATATGTCTAGTTGCTGTGTTTGAGTTTGCGGCTGCCATTTTCTGAACACCTACCAATGATTTTGGATCTGGATTAGCAGCGTCTCTAGCCTCGTTAAGACCGGTTACATCTCTAATCATCTGTAGATAGTAATTATAGTTACCTATAAGCGCTTGTAATTTACCCCCTCCAGCGCCACTTGTAATCTCTTGTATTGGAATTTTACCTGGATTCATATCACCATCAGAAGTAAATGATCTACCAATAACAGATCCTGTTTGGAAGAACATGTTTAAAGCTTCTTGTGGGTTATAGTTGGTTCCATTACCCAAATCAATCTCAGCTAAACCATCGGCGTCTAAATACACACCATCTGGTGTCATTCTTGACATCACTTGTTGTAACTTCAAATGAGTCAGTTGAATCATATCAGCAAAACCAGTAATTCTTTTAACCAAAGAGTCAATACGACCTTCGTACATTCTTGGGGCACAAATCGCGTAATTCATTTTAACCTTAGTGAAATCACTTTTAGGACGCATCATGTTTTTTGACATCTCCCATTTTAAAAGCTTTTTAGTACCCAGTACTAAGGCGCCTTCATATAAAGTCTCCATCTTTCTGGACTCTCTACTAAAGTTCTCGTTTTCTTGTGGAGCGAAAGTGTCATCTTTTTCAATAGCTTTCTCTGCTCCAGAAGCACTTTCTTTTAACTTATAAACCTCGTTCATATAGGTTTTATAGTTAAAGTAAAGCACATCTATTTTGTTCTTGTCAACTTCGCCTTCTCTATATCGCTTGTTGTTTCTATTGCTTACGCCGCTTGATTTTTGGATTTCCTCTAAATCCTCAGTTGTAAGGTGTGGGAATTGTTTTATAAGCTCGTTTATTGGAATCGTTTTAATTTCACCAACATAGTATATATCTTCAAAATAAGGTGAGTCTGTATGAGAGTAAACTAGTTTTGCAGGATCAACATAATCAATCACCACGCCCTCAGAAGTATTAAAAGAGGTTTTCACTGCACCTATACCTAAAACGGTAAGATCGTGATAAAACCTCTTTTTCGTTAACTCATATTTATTTCCTTCAAATAAAACATTTAAAGCCTGTTCTTCAGCTATCTCCACAGCTTGTTTGTAATTAAGCTGCATGTGTAAATCTAATTCTTCTTGTGTTTCTGGTAGTGTTGATGGGGGATTTTTAAATAAATCCATACCAAACTTTTCCTTAACAAAATCTTTCAATTCCTTTGACCTCATGTCCTCCATTATAGCGTTCATGTACTCGGTACGCTTGCTAACTCCAAATGGATCTTGAGAAAATGCTTTTATGTCATAAGTTCTCTCGGCGATACCATTCACGACAATATCTACAAACTTAGAGATAATTGGAACTGGTTTCCAATCTAGATTAAGGTAAGATAAATCACCATTAATAGATAATTCATCTTTATACTTTTGTATAGACTGTTCTCCCCTAGCGTATAGTCTTAAATTATGAAAATTATTTTTACCGTTAGTATACCTACTCTGACTGTTTGTTTCGTCAAACCACTCCCCTTCTATAGCTTGAGCAACTTTAAGCCCATACTCATAGCTTATCTTCTCTGCATCGCTAACAACTTGACTTGGAAAATTCCTCATATTATTCTTTAATTATTTTAGACATGCCACCTGTATTGGAATACTTAGACATGTGTATATTTAATTTTGGTTTTTCTATCTTTGCATTTGGCGCATACAGGTGCCTGTTGTTAGCCATAATAGCTAAACCAGAACTTATTGATGCATCATGCTTTGTTCTTTTGTTTATATCAAACCTGCTCCAATCATTTAATAACTCGTTAAAATACAAATCACCAAACGTTCCATCTTGCTTCATTCCAACGTGATCTTGTATATACATTTCAATCGCAGCGGCATGAGCTTGTTTAATATCTTCTGAAGAGTTAGGTATACCACCTACCTCTTTTTCTGCTACAGATAATTTGTTCCATATCTTATCAGGTCTATTCATACTAAACCCTCTATATCCTCTACGCCTCAGATAGTACAAGAGACGAGGTTTATTGTTCTCTGCGAGTATAGGCATCCCGTAAAATACTAAAGCCATTAAAACGTCCTCAAAGAACATCTCAGCGGTTGGTGGTCTTGATAAGTATTCTAAAAAGAAACTATTAGCCGGAGCGTCTTCCATACTGAACCTAGTTAAGCCGTGTAAAGCCCCTTTTGATCCAACTCCATCTACTGTTCCTGATATATCGTAACTATCACAACCAAAGGCTCCCATGTGCTCGTTGCCTGGGTATTTGATCCCATTCTTAAGCACCACTCTGTTTTGTATTCCAGAAGGTGGAACCCAACTAACTTTAAATCTTCCTTTTGGATCTGGGTAGAATATAACTTGAGAATCCTTAATCCCATTCACCCATTGGAAATTACCCGTTGTAATTCCTAGAGTTCTAGACATTTCGTCATTATAGTCTATCTGTTCGTATATTTTCACTAAGTTAAATATACTTCCTTTTGTTTCGTCTCTAAATGCGTGTTCAGTTGTTCTTGGAAATTGACGATAGAATTCATTTAACCCGTCTTGATCATCTTTAAGACCGTCAACCTCATTCTGCCAGTTATCTATTACACCTATGTCTATTAATTCACCGTCTGGTGCGTGTCTATCGATATCAGGAGTAGTAAAGACTGGAACTCCATACTCGTCAATAAATCCTTCGTAGTTCCATTCCATTGGGATAAACAAAGAGTATAAGCCAGACTTTGTCTGACCATTTCTATTTCTTTTTGTGACATCTGAGGCGTT